GGATATGCCAAACATTACCGGCTTTTCTGAGGCCGGCGGCTCGTCTTTGCCCCATGATTCCATTCCTTTTGGTTTGGGGCGACCATTCCGGTCCTTATAGTGGTCTGCCCAGTCGTCGAGGTCAAGCCGGTCGAAAGCGATTCCCTGTACGCCTATCGGTATCTCGGTAAGCAAAGGGCGGATTTCGGCATTGAAGCGATTGCGATCAACGCCCAAGTAGTCGGGCGCGTCACGCAATCGGATGAAGCGGGGGAGTAGTTTAGTCACGTTCAATGACATTACTAAAATTGCGAATATCTCACACTCGCGTTAAAAAGGAATCCCGTCAGTCGCCCACGAATCGCAACCCGTGGCGACTATCTCGGGCGGCGGGGCGATACCGTTGGCCAGTACGCATGTGCCTTGATGGTTGAAGTGGGCGCAATGCCGGCAACCTTGGCCAATCTGATCCTCGACTTCCTTCCAGCGCAGAAAAACGCCTTTCGCTTTGTCGAGTGCTTTGCGTGCGATGTAAGCCTCCATTCGCACGTCTTGGGCGGATAGGTAGTCGTCGGTCATAACTGCCCCCGCGCTTCAATCATTGCGTCGGCAATCCGGTAAGCTCTTTTGGCAATATTAAGAGGGTCACTGTCATTTAGCCAATTATTCGTTGATACAAAACCGTTGATTGCTTGACCAGCAAAATAATCGCGTAGTGTCATGCCATAAAATATGTGCAATGAGTCATCTCCTGATTTATACGCAATTGGAAACGCACATCCACCATCATTAACTTTCTCACTCATAACTTCCCCCAACTCTTAGTCCAATCTTCAATGGCTTTAAATACAAGCCAAACTAACGCAATACATGGCAACGCCACGACCGCAAATATCAATGCAATTAACTGTGTCATGCCGCAACCTCTCTATCCCAATTAAAATGCGTGTCAACAATCCGCCAATATTTGCCATCGGGTTTAACCACTATGCTCGATGGCGTAGGCACTCTTGATTGCGACACCAAATCCAAAAACTGCTCAATCGTATCGACGGCTATTAGCCCGCGTTTCCAGCACCACGATATGTAATGCTTGCGCACGTTTGGCCGCTCGTCGTTGATTGGCAACCACTCTGAAAACGAACTCACACCGCACCAATAAACCACGCGGATAGAGTCCGGTTTACCCATTTTTGTATGCCGTGCGTAGGTCACGTCGGTAACGGCATACGCTCTGGGCTGCTCGAGCGCAGCCACAATCACCGCGTCGGCGGCCTCTGTCCCGTGGGCGGCTTTTACCGGCCACTCGTATTCACACGTCGGGCATAACACCACCGACGGATGCACGAACTCATGACAGCCAGGACATTCTTTGACGGGGGCAACACTGACGCCTTCGCCCCCGCCCTCGCGCTTTTTCTTGACGCGAATCTGATCGATCGGCCCGTGCCGTTCGACGTTGCCCGCGAAATCAAGAACCAAGGTGTTTTCTTTGCCACCGTGCAAACGCAAACCCCGCCCCATGATCTGCACATACAGGCCGGTTGATTTCGTCGGCCGTAGCATAAGGATGCAATCAATCTGAGGGGCATCGAATCCGGTCGTAAGTAGCATGGCGTTGAACAGGAACCGCACGCGACCAGATTTGAACTGCTCGATCTTGTATTCGCGCTCGGTCTTGTTCATCGTGCCGTCGACATACTCGGCCGGCCACCCGCGTTCCCGTGCTGCCTCGGCGCAATGCGCGGCGTGTTCAATGCCCGAACAAAAGCCAAGGATGTGCTTGCGGTCATGGGCGTAAATAGCCACCTCATCGAGCGCCCCGTTGATAAGGTCTGATTTATCCATGGCCGCTTGCAACTCGTTGGCCACAAACTCACCGCCACGGGTATGCACGTCGGATAGATCGGCCTTGGTTGCGCCGTTCTTTGCCACCAGCGGACAGAGATAGCCCGCTTTAATCAGATCACCAACGTGCGCCTCGTAAGCCACGTCGGTAAATATCCGGTGATCCCCATCGGTTAGCAGGCCGGAATCCATGCGGTAATGCGTGGCGGTGAGGCCAATCACTTTGAGCGCTGGGTTGTATAGGCGCAGGCCATCAAGAAACCGGCCGTACATTGTGTCGGCTTTCTTGCTGACTAAATGCGCTTCATCGATGATCACCAGGTCAGTGCCGCCAAACTTTGCCGGCAATCGGTGAATCGACTGAATACCCGCGACCGTGATTTGATCCTTGCGCTTTTGCCCTACGCTCGCCGACCAGATAGCGACAGGCGCCTCTGGCCAGTAGCGAACAATTGCGGCGGCGTCCTGCTCAATCAGTTCCTTGACGTGGGTTAGCAAAATGATCCGCGTCGTGGGGTATTGATCGAGCGCCCCTTTGATGAATGCCGCCATCGTTAGGCTTTTGCCCGCGCCGGTAGGCAACACTACAAGGGGGTTTCCTTGTTGCGAACCGAAGTAGTCATAGATCGATTGCACGGCTTCGGTTTGATAAGGTCGAAGTGAGATCATTGAGAATTCCTCAACTCGATAGCCAAATCAATACGCTTGCCGATCCATGCAACCACCGGAACCGCCCATGAATTGCCCAATGCTTTGTAACGTGGGCCGTCGGGGCAATCGTTCGCCGCCTTGTTGCGCCAAGGTATTTCTGTATAACCATCGGGGAAACCTTGCAGACGTTCACACTCTGTTGGAGTTAGGCGGCGCAATTGTGTTGCGGTAACAATCAAATCAGTCGCATCCTTATAATCCCTAGCAGCGCAAGTGCTTGCAACATCTTCCGAGCTGTATTCGCCTATGCGTTGCTTATTGAACGCTCTAACGCCACCTTGAGCGTCGTTGGCAAAAGTTTTCCCCCAATCTCTGCTCGGCGCAGTATCCCTGCGCAAGCCGTCGAACTCAAAAAGTACCGCTGCGGGATCAAACCCGTTTCTAGCACTTGCGACAACAAACACACGGCGGCGGCGTTGGGCCACTCCGAAGTATTGGGCGTCAAGAATCCTCCACGCGATTGTTCTTTTGTGTCCACACACAACACCAGCGTTTGACCATCTCCCCCCTGGTGGCTCGAGCGGATCATCTTCGCCTGCGAGTCCAGCAAGAAAACAACCGAAGGCGTTATCTTTGGTGTTGAGAACCCCTGGTACATTCTCCCAGAAGATGATGGCGGGATGATCTCCTCGAATAGTTCTGACTGAATCAATTGCATTGGCGATTTCGCAAAAAGTAAGTGATAAATTGCCGCGAGCATCGTCAAGTGACTTGCGCAAACCGGCTACTGAGAACGCTTGGCACGGCGTACCACCGCACAAAATGTCGGGTGCTTCAATTTCGCCTAACAAAATGCGCTCGGGTAACATTGTCATGTCGCCAAGGTTAGGTACTTCTGGGTAGTGGTGTTCTAAAACCGCACTTGGGAACGGTTCGATTTCCGACAACCACGCCGCTCGCCATCCCAACGGATGCCATGCGACAGAGGCGGCCTCGATACCACTGCATACACTTCCAAATCTCATCCAAACAACCTCGCAAACTCAAGGCGACGGGCAGCGCCCGCCTCCATGCCACCACTAACCAACTCAAAAACACGATTGCAGAATTGATCTTCTTGTTCATCGCTGGGCAATTTGCCGATTTTTCTCGCCATGATGTAGAGATAATCGGCGTCCTCGTCCCAGCGTTCTGATACGGCGTTCATGGCTACACACCACTACTACCAAAACCATTAGCCCCACGGCCAGCCGCCGGAAGCGAACTTTCCGGTACGACCATAACTTCTACCGGCGGCACCGGCACGATCATCAACTGGGCGATACGGTCGCCGTAAGCAACAGAATAGTCATTGAGCGAATGATTGCGCAGTAAGACCTTCACCTCGCCACGATAGCCAGCGTCGATGACACCCGCGCCCACTTCCAGCCCTTTAACGGCAAGACCGCTGCGTGATTTCAAAATGCCGCAATAGCCTTCGGGGATAGCGACGCGCAGGCTGGTTTCGATAAGTGCCGACGTTCCAAAATGGATTGTTTTGTTTTCTGACGCCTCAATATCGAATGCAGCATCGTCGGGGTGTGCTTTGTTTAGCGGTTTGGTTGCATAAATTTGTATTGCCATTGGGTTTCTCCTATTTTTATTAACCAGAAATCGACGCATCAAACGTCGTTCTGAAATTCTCAATGTCTTGGTCGCAAATAACGCGGTGGTCACTTGCGGCGCTGATCTCTTGTGTGGTGTAACGCGGTACGTCGTGCTGTAGTGCTGGCGTGCTAGGCGTCGCCACCACAAACACCGCCCCGTTATCCTTGCGCTTGAACTCAATCCATCCGTCGCCGGCGTCCACTGCATCCGCATACGTCAACAGGAAGGGCAGGGGCAGATGATCGCCGCATCCCTTTCTGGCAAAGTCGGTGGGTATTTCCGGCCCGTGCTTTGCGCATGACCAGCGCCCGTCGCCTTCACGCTCTGGCGTGCTATGTACACAGGTGCGACAAGACACGGCCGGAACTTGGTGCGAATGACAGATACCGTTGAACAAACACATATTGCAGATGTAGAACTTCGGATCGTCACTGATCTTGGCCGGTGGTTGCTCGGCAAAGATGATTGCGTCGGCTTTTACCCTGGTGCGCTCAAACTCGACAGGATCGAACTCGAGGCGCTCGGCGTGCAACTCGTCGGTGTCTTTGTTCACGGCCAGATACAAAGCACGGTCAATTTGCGACCAACCCATGTAGACGTTCATTTGCGCCCAGTGTTCGGGCTTGGCCTTCTTAACGCCGTCCTTTTTGAGCGTGGCAAACGATTTTGATCCGTGTGTCTTATATTCGCAGATATGCCACTTCTTCCCGCCCGTGGGGAGAAATTGCGCCATGCCGTCGGTATTGCCGCGAAAGTGACCGTGACAGTCTGAGAAACTGTATTGGGCGCCTGTCTGTGGGTTCACGTCGTAGACGGTCGAACCAATCCCCCGCAGGTCAGAAACAAAACGCGGCTCGGCTAGGTGGCCAGTTTGAAACAGGCGCAACAATCGGCCGCTGAATTTCTCCTTTTTTGCCCACCGGAACCCGTACCACAATGCGCGGCTACAGGGTTTCCCGATACTACTGGCGCCAAGATAGGTACGCGATTCTTCATCACCGTACTTCTTCTCGTAATGCTCGTAAATGGCAGCAACAATCGGATCAACTGCTTGCGATATGTCGGCCATGTCATTGCACCGTTTGATTGTTCTTAAACATGATCGCCGCATCCGTTTTACGCATTTCCGCAGTAATGGTGTCAAGGCCGTTGTGTGTCACTTGCAAGAACTCGTCGCTTTGATCTTGCGTTTCAAAATAAAGCGACATTACGGCGAGCGCCTTTGTGAACTCGTAGGCAAGTTCGCCAAGTGTTTCGTTAGCTACCGCACGCCAAACTAGCGAGCCAATAACTTGTTGGTTTGTTGTTTCTTGATCCATGATTCCCCCTACGCCTTAAATCCGGCCAACTGGGAATGAATACGTCCAGCGGATAACTCGCGCTCTGCGTCAAACATTACCTCAGAGCAAGTGTTAAGAAAGTCTTTGCGCTTGGTTTCGTCGTCGCTCACCATGAGCGAGATGGCAGAGAGAGCAATGGCAAACTCCGTTGATAGCGCGGACATTTCCACATTTGGGTTGTCGCCTTTCGCCGCATCAAGTAGCAATTGTGCAATGCGGTCTTTGTATTTTCTTTCTTGATCCATTGTGATTCCTCTTTGTTTCTTGATCGTTAATGCCACAGGTTGACCGCTGTGGCGCCGGTGTTTGCATGTGTGATGTGCAATTGATAGTTACCGGTGCTGATCTCCGGCTTTGGTAAATTTACGCAAACTATTTAATTGTTTACCATTTAACGATGCCTACCAAATATATTTGGGTCTATCATCCTCTGCGTTATTAAGCGAATCAGCCTTCGCATTTACTATCAAGTCATAACATCTTCATCCGCCCGTTGCGCACGCTTATAAGACCTAAGCAAATGGAAATGTTATGCTTGATAATGCTTGTCTTTCCAAGCTGTCAGATAGCTGCCAGTGCTGAACTCTGGCTTAGTGTTATTCGTTGGCGTACTTTCAGCCAATCCCAAGTTTCCTATTTGCACCGACGTGCCATTACCGCTGCGAATCAGCCTTCGCATTAACTATCAATGATTGAGTCTGTAACTTTACTCATAGGATTAAACACATGACTACTCGCGCCTTTTTCGGGTGCGCGAGGACACCCACAGACCCAATCATTGATAGCCCTACCGAAAAAAAGCCCCCTATGGCAGCGGGGCAGAGGTAGGAGTAACCCAAGACGCATACCTTGGCCAATAGACTCTCGAGAAAGCGTATTGGTAAAGGTGCCAGGTTCTCTCCACCTGGCGAAGTCAAGCATTTAGGCGAGTGCCGCTTTTGCACCGATCACGCAGGGAGGATTAGACCTGCGCACCTTCTTCACTTTGGTTCGCTGCCGCTTGCGCTTCAACCTGCGCGGCCATTTCAGCCTCGCGCAACGTATTCAAGGCAATCGAGCGAATACCACCGACCAATTGATCCACGCGATTGAAAGGCAATTGCCCCAGCCCCTCGAGGATCGTGTTCACCTGCTCGATATTGAGGTCATATCGAATAACTACTTCATTTGGATTCATGCTTGCTCCTATTGCTTTGCCCAAGGCGCTGCCGCTGGTGCGGGTGCTGCTTGTTGTGGCGCGTAGGCCTGCGGTTGCGCTACCGGTGGCGCGGTGGGCGCAACTGGCGCGGGTTGGTATGCAATTGGCGCAGCGCCGGTAGCGGGTTCGTACTTCTTAATGATGTTGCTTTGACGATTGCGGTCGTCGAGTTCAACGTCAACGGTCAACGTGATGGGCTTGTTGTGCAACTCGGCGCTGTCGTTTGGCTTAATGACACCTACCGCGCGGCAGATTGCACCCAGTTCGCGTTGGGCAATGTCGACGGCGGTCGCGTTCTTGTTCTGCAAGTTCAAACGCGCCCACAATTTGCTACCCTTGAACGCACCGTCGATGATTTCAAAATCAAACTGCAAATACTGGCCTTGACCATTCTTTGTGGGCTTGAATGCGCTGGCCGTAGCAATCGCTACATATTGGCCCGCTGGCACGGCTGCAAATTCTTGTTGTTCTGGTACTTGGCTCGCATCAAAGCCGCTTAGGTTTCCGCTCATTTCTTCGTTCCTTTATAAGATTAAATTAAGTTATTGTGCAACGGTCGGACGACTCATTGCTTCGGTCAATGCTTGCAGGAATACATCCCACGACAGCGCGACATCGGGTACACCGTATCTGTTACCGGCCACATAGGCAGGGTGCGGATTGACGTGTATCTTGCGTCGCCCTGTAGAAATTGACTTGGTTTCCTTTTGTTGAAAACCGCTGTCAACTTGTCTGGTCATAACCTCATGGGCGCAAAAGCCTATGACGTCAGCCCATTCACTAATGATCGCCACTGCCCGCTTGTTTAGCTTGAGCGAGTAGGCGTCATAATCTTCGGTCAAGGTCGGGTTGCGTACCTTGTTGACCTGTTCATGCGCAATGCAAATGATCGTCATGCCGCGTTCATTGCGCAGGGTATCGAGTTCGGAAAAGAATCCACGCCATACGTCATCGGCCATGATGTAGCCCTTGCCGTAGCCAATATCCTCAATGTTCTTGACGCGCTGCTCCTTGCAAATCTTGGCCAGGATAAGCGGCTCGAGCCAATCGAGCGAATCAATGAATACCGATTGATACTGGTGTTCTTCGGTGCGCAGCGTTTGAATAGCCGACATCACTTCCTCATAATCGGTGGCCACTGGAAACGCCGTCGCCTCAATGGCGTCGATGCCGTCCTCGGTCAGAATGCCTACACTGGCCGGCGCAGATACCGCAAACGTCGTCTTGCCAATTTTAGGCGGCCCGTAGATCACAATCTTGGGTGCGCGTAGGCGCTTGCCTTTGGTGATACTGCTTAAATCAAATGCCATGATAGTCACCTATACAATAATTCGGCTAGGTTCAACGTCCACTTCGGGGGCGGTGTCCTCAATTGCTTCGTAACGCTTGGCATTGCCAAGCACCGATTCGGCCAGCACGGCAATCATGCCGTGAGCTTGGCTGTTCTCGTCGTAAGCCTCGCCGAAATCAACCTCTAAATTGATACCGTCGTTTTCGGTATCGGTGATGGTGATGGTTGCTTTAGGCATGGCTTACCCCTTGCTTTGCTAGACGCTTCAACCGTTGGTAAACCTTACGCTCACAAACTGGGTGCAACACAATTTGGCATGATGCCGTGTTTGTTTTTGTGTTAGTAACTTTCTTGCTCACATACGAAACACTATCGATAGTCACTTCTTTGCGAGCCAACGCCCGCAACGCTTTTGCTTTCTTACCATTCACAATACTGCCCTCATTAGTGCATATACAAATTGCGCCGTCGCTTGAATGAATTTCTCGCCGGCTTCCTCTAGTTCGCTCTGTCTTTGCGGCGGTGGCGCGTACATCGGACGCTCTGCTTTTGCTGCGCCTTGTTCCCACGTCACCGGACTCGGACGCCCACGACTAGAACCACCTCTATTTGCCAGGCTATTCAACCAATCAACCTGTTTCTTTGATACGAACGCACGGCCTCTATGGGTGCGGAACTTTTCAGAAAGCACCGACAAGAACTGAATATCGCGCTCATCTAACGTGACACGCGACGCCGCATTTAGCAGATCGGCAAAATCACCGTCCTGCATGAAATCGCTTACTTTTGTTGCGTTTCTTAAATCACTCACTGTCAACCACCTTGACTTCAACGGCAGTCTTGGCGGGCTTAACTTCAATCGGGAGTAGGGCGTAAATCTCTGGCTCGTTATCGTGTAGCCACTTGACGCCTTTCTCATCCAACTCGGGTTTCAACTTTACGGGGTGCAACGCTGGGGCAATCTTGCCCTTCACTGTTTCCCACGCTTTCCAGTCCATTTTGCGAGTGACCTTACCCGTCACTGTTACCTTGAACTCGCCTAGATCATGTGTCTGCGAGCCTTCATCACGCTTACCAGTTTGCTCAACAATAAGAGCCTCAATCTCGACGCGACGCTTATTCGCGCTCGCCTCATCTTTCTTCGCCTGCAACCAGTCGTTGCAAAGGTCTTGTACTGACTTCAATGCCATCCGTCGTTCCTCCGTTCGGTTTGTCGTTAAGGCGAAAATAATTTATCACGGGCAATGAGAAAAACTCAACACATTTTTTAAAAAAATTACAAAATTTTTCTTACCGTCACTTCAACAACCCGTCCGATTATGCGTACACCGTCGCTCATTTTATGCGTCGGAAACCGCGTGTCGTCTGCAACGAGTAGATCATCACCACCCTCTCGAATGTACTTGCGAATCACCGGATCAGACACCCGACCAACGACCGCAAGAACCGCCTGCCCAGGTGTCACTTGATGCCCTTTACTGATGACGACATAACATCCAGTAGGGCAGGTGGACGACAGCGCGTCGCTCGACACCAGCATACCGGCGGCCGTGTTCGGTGGGTACGCAACACCCGTTTGCAATAGTTCGATCACCGCGTCGAGTTTCCACCGCGCGAGCGCAGACGGCGCAACGACTGGCACATAGTTGAGCGGTGGCCTATTGGCAGCGCTGACCGGCTTGCCGTCAGATAGCCCAAGCAACCAATCAGTCGATACCTCGTACCAACGCGCGAGTTCAACAAGGTTCGACGCACTTGGTTCGGTAGCGCCTTTTTCATACAGACATACTGCGGATGGAGTGATGTTTAATTTTTTGGCAACCTCGCGCTGAGTGACTGCCGGATAGATCGCTTGGCGAGCGGCTCGCAGACGTTGGGCAAATAGGGTTTTCATGGCGTCCTTTCTTCGGTCGTTCGGTCAGTGCTTGGTGCGATGATGTCAGAAAAACTCGACAACGGCAAGATAGTTGTGTTAAAAATAACCTGATAAAAACTCAACGCGCGGTATAATATTGAGCAAATGTGTAACGTACAAATCAACATGAAAGAGAGGTTCGATGACTAGCAATAAATCACCTATAGGGTTCACGACAAAGGGGATTGTGGGAATGGCGGGAGGCGCTGGAGAAGTGGCGCGACTGTGCGAGGTGCCGATCCAGTCGGTAGCCAAGTGGAAATACATTCCCTCATGGCACGCGCAGAAGATCGCAGTCAAGACGGGATTACCACTTGAAATAATCCGCCCAGACATGGTTCAAAACGGACACGACAAAGCAATCGACTACACGGAAAGGGAAAAGAAATGACGTATCTACTCTGCATCTACGCGGGGTTTTTTATGGGCTTGCTCCTAGCCGGCCTACTGATGATGGCAAGAAACGATGAATAACAATGACAGAAGAATCACCATTCGCAAAGCGAGCATATTTATACATAGAGCGCGGCTATAGCGTCATACCGATTGCACCAGGAACCAAGCGACCAGGCCAATATGATGCGGTTGAAGGGTGGCGCGGTATGCGTGACTGGGAACGGTTCGGCGAGCGCCTACCCACTGAGATTGAAGTAAACCATTGGGAAACGTGGCCCGATGCCGGTATCGGTTTGTTGTGCGGCAAGGTGTCGGGCATTGTCGGCCTTGATCGTGATTACGATGCGCCTGGTACGGACGCCCTCGAGCAGATCATCCCGCCCACGCTCATCAAGAAGAAAGGCGAGAAGGGTTACACGGCTTTCTACCGGTACAACGGCGAGAAGTCATGCAGTTTCAATATCGGTGGTGTGCGCGTTATGGACGTGTTATCGGATGGGCGGCAAACGCTCATGCCTGGCACGATTCATCCGAACGGCCACACATACGTTTATCTGACGCTCGACGTTCTCGAGGAACTTGACCCAACTGACCTACCCATCCTGCCCGAAGATTTCTTTGATCAGGTGGCGCGGGTATTGGCGCCTTACCAAACGGCAGAAGATCGCAAGTATCAACGTCGGAACCCAATCGACAACGATGAGCCAATCAATACCGACTTGTCCATTGCGGCGGGGTATTACCGCGACCTTAACCGCGAGGCGTTGAACCGTCTTGATGAGTGGGTGCCGATGGTGATTTCAACGGCGGTGACTCACCATGATGGCTATCGATGCGTAGCGACGTGGCGAAATTGCACCAATCCAAACGTCGGCGTCCACCATAACGGCATATTTGATTTTGGTGGCAACTATGGCATGACGCCTATTGACCTGGTGATGTACTCGCACGGGGTATCGTTTGCGGATGCGGCCAACGTCCTACGCGACATACTGCAACCCAAGACCGACTACATTGAATTGACGGCCAGCGGGTATGTATCGCCCCAGCCCGTCGGTCGAGTGAGTGGCCTGCCATGGGAAAACAAGGTACCGGCCGCAGCGGAACCGCCGCCCGTTGTCATCCTGCCGCCTACCCCAGACGCAGAGGAACCGGCGCAAGCGATCCCCAATTTTGTACTCAATCCGCCAGGGATGCTCGGCGAGATTGCCCGATGGATTGGCGCAACGGCGCCTAAGCACCAACCGGAATTGGCAGTAGCGGCGGCCGTAGCGCTTGGCGCCACTGTCACGCAGCGTATCTATCGATCATCGATGGGCAACTTCACCAGTTTATATGTGGTGATGGTGGCCAAGTCGACAGAGGGCAAAGAGTACCCACAAGCGGCGGTCGAATTGATCCTCGAGGCGGCCGGCATGGGAAAACTGGTTGCGGGTAGCGGGTACACGTCAGCGGGTGCGGTGTTTTCTGCCCTACTGAAATCACCCTCCCATATTGCGATCATCGACGAGATGGGCAAATTGCTCAAGATGTCACGCAGCAAAGGCAACAGCAACAGCGAGGCGGCCATCGATAAATTGGTCGAGGCGTTCGGGAAACTCGATGGCGTGATTCGTCCGCCCGTGTATTCGTCGATGACACTTAAAAAGCATGAGGAAGTCGTCGAGCGTGTGATCTACAACCCAGCCATTACGTTACTTGGCGCGACAACACCAGGCACGTTTTACGGAAACCTTACCGATGACCTAGTGCAAGACGGTTTTCTCGGTCGTTTGCTGGTGATCGAATCCACGCAACCGCGCCAGCTTGTGCGCCACGATAGCAATGCACCGCCCGAACCACCGGCAAAGATTGTCGAATGGTGCAAAGCGGTCAACGATCCGATGACGCGCGAAGGAAATCTGGCCGGCTTGATGTCGCCAGAGATGAAGGCCAACACGATACCGATGCACATCGACGACGCCTGCAAAGAAATGTTGCGTAAGTTTGAGCTTGAACTAAATCAACTCAAAGACCAGTTTGAACCGGAAATGCTCGACGTGCTGCTCGGCCGGACGTTCGAGAAGGCATTGCGCCTTGCCATGATTGCATCAAAGGCAGTCGACACGAACGCAACCAAGGTTTCGCGCGAGTCTATCGAGTGGGCTATCTCGTTTGTGCGTCACTTTGATATGTCGATGATACGCGCCGTGCGTACAAACCGGATCGCCTCGCAAATTGACGGGGATATGAAGCGTGCCGTTGGGTACGTTAAACACGCCAAGCGGTATGTTGGCGATAAACGCTACGCGAAAGCGTTGGCACAAGGGGCAATGCCGCGTGGCAAATTGCTCAAGTTAATGAAGATGAAGTCGCGTGACTTCGATCAGTTGATAGAAACCGCGCTCGGTTCGGGCGTTTTGAAATCGTCCCCAGGTACGATGTTTGGGGAAGTGTTAGACGTGTATTTTGTTGGAGATGATGAGTGACCGCGATACCAAAAAACCGACACATGAACTTGCGTGTGTTCAACCATATTAAAGAGAACGGCTCGCAGACGCGGGCCGACTTGCGCCGTGCTTTCATGGTGCATGGCGATAACAAGATCAGACTATCAATCAATGAACTGATCCACTATAAACACATCACCGAACGCGACGGGCGGCTGGAGGTGGTCAATGGAAATTAACCTAATCGCAGCCATCGACACGAACGGATTGATCGGGCTTAACGGCTCGATTCCGTGGCATTGCCCAGAGGATTTAAAACGCTTCAAAGCATTGACGACCGGACACGCGGTCATCATGGGGCGCAAGACATGGGACAGTTTGCCCGTCAAACCATTGTCAAACCGTAACAACATCATTGTGTCGGCCAACAAGGATTGGTACGCGGATCATGTGGGTACGATGGACAACATTCAAGACGCCTATTCGCTCGATGACGCCCTGCGCGGTAACGTCAGATACTTTGTCATCGGTGGCCAGCGACTCTACGAGGAGGCGATCCACCTAGCCGACCGTGTTTACTTGACGCGAATCAAGGCTACGATCAAGCCTAACGAAACGGCGGCCTATTTCCCCGTGGACGCGCTCAAGGATTTCGAGTTGGTACGCGAAGAAAAGCACCCTGCGTTTACGTTTCAAGAGTGGGTAAGGTTGTAATGGAGTCAGTTATGAGAAGAATTGTAGATATTGACGCGACCAAAGCGCTCGCGCTCGATACGGATCAATTGAAGATGCTTGAAAAAATGCTGTTTGAAGATGCAAAAAAAGCGCAGTCATTAACTGCGCTCATTCGTCGTGAACTTAAACGCCGTCGCCGGCAATCTGTTTGCGCGGACGCTTGACGCCCAGCGGGTAGGGCTTTCGATTGCGGGCGCCCATTGGACGCCCCCTTCTCGACTTGGCCTTGGTTGCCAATATCTGAAAACCTGGTTCGATCATCCATTGGCCATTGACGCGGAACGCCGGAAAGATCGAACCTTCACGGCACCAGTGGGCGACACTGCCGCGACTGACGCCCATTTTCTTTGCTACCTCGATTGTCGTCATAAGGTGACGAAACCCGATCCCTCCAATCATTTCCGATTTCCTTTGCTATGCAGTGGACAATTTGCGTTGATCCAAAACACATTCGAGCCGTAGAACCGTGCGCCTTCACCGTTTTGATTGTCATGCGCAGGGCATAGGCAACCTTGTTTGATGGCGTCGGCGCTGCCTGGTGTTGGTATCATCCCTCACCACCCTCGCGCCCAACGCACGAATTATGAAACTCGACAAACGAGCGTAACTCGTCGCTGAAATCTGCCAAAGACATCGGCATTTTTAGCATCCGATGTTGATTGCAGTGTTGACAGTACATCTTTGAATTCGCTGCACTGTACGTCATGTGTTTTCCTACTGGTCGTTCGTCTTGCATGTGGCCTCCTTTCTTGGTCTGCCCATTTGTGTTTTCATTGCTTGATCTAGTTCGCACCGTTTGTACAGATATGACGTCCGCCTGGTGCTTTCCCATGTACTGCCGCACGGTTGCAACGCCTTAACATAGATGCGCTTACGCACGGCCAACCGTGTTTTGCCAATCTCACTGGCGTATATCGCAACCGTGACCAGCGTATCGCGGTCGAAATTGGATGTATTACGGTTCTCGTAAGCAATCAAAGGGCGGTTTAGATCGTGCAAGGTGTACAGCGCCGTCGGGCGGCGTTTGGCCGGCTTCGTGGCAACCGGTTTAATCCCCATCACGTTTAGTCTGCATCGCAGCGTCATTGGGTGCAGGCCGTGTGCGTCCGCGAACTGCTTTATTGACATCAATTCCATACTTAATACCTATTTCTTTTCTGATTCGTTGTTTCTCGCGTAGGTACGCCACGCGAGCCTCTTGCTCTGTTTCATAAACGCCTAGTGACTTATGCCTTCTGTTAACTTCAATGTGTGCGCGGAACTTGCTGCCGCCTAACGTGTTGGGCGCAACGCCCAAGCAATTTTTATCGATCCGGCCGTTACCGATATGCGCATAATCAATTTTCTTCATGAGGCGCAGGTTACAAAAGCGGCGGTCCTCATGGTCGTCGTTGACGTAGTAAATGATTTCGCTCTTGTCGGGGTAATAGCCCGTGACGTAGCACCATATAAAATTGCCCACATGGTAATTGGTACCCAATATCGACACCGATTGACGCATGATGTTGTTGCGCGTGTCCGTGTAGATTGTCATGGGCTGGCCAATGTTGCGTTTCCACGCGGACTTTTTGCGCAGGAGTGTTCCCGTGAGTGGGTTGTAATCAACCCACCCGCGAAAAAGTGCCTGACGTTGCATCCCCAATCGCACCTCGGGCGTTTCCCAATCGTCGGGGGGTAGTAAGCCTTCTTCGTCGTTCATCGCTGCGCACTCACTAAAGGTTTCTGCCCGTCGCTCAACTCCCACGGGTACGTCACGCAGCAATCGACGCAAACCTTTTTGTTTTGCGTGGCGAGTAGCAACATACCGGCGCCGCACGTTGGGCAATCGTTCCGGCCGCGAGGCGGCACGGTCGTTTCGGGGTGTGCTTTGAAAATGACCGATTTACCGTCGGGGCGTTCGTCGGGGCTACACTTCACCAAGTGACATTTACCGAATTTTTCAAAATGACATAGTGAGCAACTTGCGTCGTCATCTCCCACCTCAACCACATCCAGCACAATCCTTCCTACAATACTACTCATACCAACACCTTCTTATTGCGTTCTTTACGCAATGCTTTTGACGTTTTGCCGTTCGAGATGCGCGTCAATACGAAACGCGCCTCGTTGGTGGCAAGCACTAACTCGTTGATCCCTGGCCAGTCGTCGTCCTTGTCAATTTCAGATCGACGCACGCGAGCGGCCAGCCATGTTTCATCAATGAGCATGACCAAAC